CCAGCAACTTCCCATAATGCTTCATTCCATATTTCTTCTGGAGCAGATATTTGATCTAAATAATCGGCGTTATCTTCACCTAATATAGATAATACTCTTGCTTTTGTTGTTGTATTTATTGCCATTTAATTCCTTTTAAGTAGAGCCCCCAGTTACCCAGGGGCTCATTTTTAAGCTATTGTTTACGATTCAGATACGAAATCAATAACAGCGTGAGTTTCAGGTAATAATACCTCAAGACCCGCTTCTGTAATGATCATATCTTTTCTTCCGTCTACATCGTTTTCTTGAACATTAGTTTCAACAAAAGTATCTCTCGATATTCCGTTACCAGCTAATGGTCTAAGCGATACATTCGATAAGTCAACGCAAACCGCCTTATCTTCCATATCATTTCTAAATAATGGATGCGCTATGAAATTCATAGAACCCCATGAAGTAGATATAGAAGTAACATCGATTGGCATAAAGCTAGATGTTTTAACATCTAAGTTTGCACTAAATACATCTTTAAGATTACTACCGTTTAAAGAGTTATCTAGGAAACCACCTGCACCCATTTTGTGTAGTTGGTTTATAACTTTTCTTGATGTTAAACATAACTTTTGACCACTGTTTCCAGATTCATAACTCATGAAGTCATCCATGATTTCAGTCATACCATCATATGTAAAGTTTACTTGTTTATCATATGTTGAGTCTGATGATATGCTTCCAGCTACATTATAGTCAATCTCGTATCTTTTTCCACCTTTATTTTCAAGGAATGGTACGATACCCCAAGATGTTCTTTCGTCTTGGTCTACATATTTACCATACCCAAATAAAAAGGCATTTTCTAGATCCATTTTATGAGCTTTTAAGTGTTCAGAATAAATACGCTTCCACTCATTTGTATAACCTCTGTATCTAGTAGCCATTGTTGAACCAGACATTAATGGTACAGATGTTTTAAATATCTGAGAGTAGAACTCTACAGCACCTAATTCATCTCTGAAGCCATCAGGAGCACCTGTTGCCTCACCCCATTGTGATCCAATAACCTGACCTTCTCCGTCATTATCGCCATTTGTAGCGAAAGTAACAGAATTGTCAGATACTTTAGTTAATTTAGCAAGTGGAACAAGCATGTAAGTATCTTTTACAGCACCTTTAGCACCTGTAGCTGCGGTATCATTATCTGCGCCAGCTACAGCTGTCATATGCTCTAATGTTGCATCTTCAGCTATCTTCCATGCTACACCTTTAATCCTTACTATTTGACCAGGAACTAAAAAGATTGGAGCATAAGTATCTGTTTTGCTTACTTCACCCTTAAAGTTGTATTTTACTGTAATTTTTACACCTGCACCTGAAGTAGCACCATCGTCTGCTTGATATGCTGCTGTAAAGTTACGTCTTTGCCATTGGTTACGATATTCCAGTGGTTTCCACACTGTTTCATCGATTGGTTTTTTTCCTATTTTAGACAAATAAGAGAAGAAAATTGATTCTGCAGGAGCTAATTCTGCTACTTTATCACCAATTCCAAACGTTCTTCTCACATTATCAACACTAACGCCACCAAAAGCGCCGCTAGGTGTTGTAGTCTTAACTAGGCCATTTGTATAATCTGTTGCTGCCATATGTTAATTTCCCCCTTAGAGAATATTTGTATTGTCATTTTCAGTTATTAGTGCGTCCATAAAAGAATTTGTACCTCTACTAGCAGTGGCAGGATTAGTAGCAGGCTGAACACCCATAGGTCTAGGAACTGATTGTGCTCTTTGTGTTTGGGCAAAAGAAGGACTAGGTGTAGCAGGTTGAGCAGGAACCATAGGTCTCCCTTGTGGTATATTTGCTTTTCCTTGCTTATATTGATAATATCCAACTAAATCATCCATATTTATTGATTTTGGATCATTCATTGTTGATATAAAATCATCTAAGTTTTCACCTAAATCGTATTTTTGTCCAACAAAGTGACGAACATTTTCCATTTCCTCATGGTTTCTTCTAGCTTGCTGCCTTTCTACCTCTAACTTTTCAAGGCCTTCAAGTTTCTTATTATAAGACTCACGCATAGTAGCTATTTCATATTGAGAAGCAAGTTGATTATACATTTGAGTATCATCTCTCCACTTTTCAATACTATCTAAATACACTGCGCTTTCACTCTTAGGATCACTAAATGCTTCTTCTCTTGAGAATCCCGCGGGTTGCTGAGGTTTTTCAGGAGGAGGAGGAAACTCTTCCTGTTGTTGCTCACTTGGTGGTGCAGATTCCGCAGGTTGTCCACCTGGCGTAATATTTTGCACGGCCTCTGGGTTGCTTCGGAGATAATCTACCATAGGCATATATTCCTTAACAGCATCTAGTTGATTCTTCATCTGAGCAGCTTGTGACTGCCAGTATTGATACCTAACTTGCTCATTTGAACCTTCAGGAGCTACTTCATTTTGCGAAAAATCTTGTTGCGGAACTTGTGGTTGCGCAATTTCTTGTTCGTGTACGGTATTCCCTGCTTGAGGGGGCGTATTAGTTTCTGGAGTAGGTAATCCCATTCCTTGTTCAAACGAAAAGTCGGTACTGTCGTTAACTTCTCGGGTTTCCTCAATTTTTTGTTCAAATTCAGGAGCCGCATTAACGTTTTGTTCATTAGCTTCCATTGCTATTTCTTCCTCTCTTTAGACTGCTTCTTTGATGCTGGAGAAGGTGAGTCTGCTTTTTCTTTTGTTGCATCAATAGCTTCTTTAGATAACATTGATAAGTTATCATCTAAACGTTTCTCAAATAAAGTACCAGCCAATTTAGACTTGTTCTTAACTTGATCTAGTTCAGTTTTAAACTTCTCGACTTCGACTTTTTGTTTCAGGTGAACATTTTCTCTAGTTAATGTCTGCATATCACCACCTAACTTCTTCAATTGTGACGTTAACTGTTTAACTTGCTGCTGTAACTGGCCGATAGTATCTGTTCTCTCAAGAACGCCTTCCATATCGAAGACCTCAGTTTTCTTAAGGACTTCTTGTTTATCTATGATACCCTTACCATAAGCATCCATGTAGAATTCGAGTTCCGCATATCTATTAGACGGAAGTGTCGAACCTGAAACGTATACAACGTCATATTTGCCTACAG